ACCATACAAATCATTTTCTAAAACATTCTCTTTCATAAAGTTGATGTTCTCTTCAAGCACATCTAACATATCACCATCTGCTAATTGCAGAGTCATCCAATCTGGGTATCTCAAGTATGGAGTATCAAACCAAATTCTTTGTCTCTTTTTTCGAACAAAAGGAGTATGAACAACACCATCTCTGTCTGGTGGTTGAACAACTTTATCTTCTTGGTTTTCATAACCGAATTCTTCACGCAAGTCTAATATCATTTGTAAGAAACCTCGAAGATTTGGAATACTAAGTAACTGAAATGTGTTAATGAACGATATTTCAGTCCCTGTTGTTTCACTTAGAACTCGTCTACAGTTTTGATACATTTTCTCAAAATCAAGACCGTCACGCATGTATTCTGCTTGTTTGCCTACTCCATCTACACTTACGTATAAACTAAAATGTTTACATGCTGGTGCAACGTACCAGTGATTACCACTGTCTGGATTAAACTTATCTGTGTCTTCCCATACACGAACTTCTTCAATTGCTTTCAATTTGTCTATAAACTTATCAAATAACGCATCTTGTGGTGGACACATATTTGAAGTTATACTTAAATCTAGTGTTGCGTTTGGATTTTCGTTTACATAATCTAATACTTTGAATGTGTTGTTGTCCATTAGTGGCTCACCGCCAGTCATACGAAAAACTTTTAAATCTTGATACACTTTAGGAAACCATTCCCAAAATGCGGTGATGTATGGATTATCTCTACGAGAGACTTCTAACGGCATCATTCCTGTCTTACGTAGATAGTCTATGTCATTGTGACCTGTTCCGTTTGAGAAACGAAATCCGCCATGTTCTTTTACGTCATCTTCCCATGCAGTAGACAAGTGAGGTGAGCAATAACTACATTTAAAGTTACATGCTTGGTTAAAATTGACTTCGACATATCGTGGAGTAATGTCGTGGTCCCAAGGATTGTTTACAACTTCATCCCATGCGTCTTTTACCCACCATTCACTTGAGCGATAGTGTCTATCGCTTAATCTACCACCCTCTGGTGGATTCGGAGCATCTTCTACATTCCAACAGTACTGACATCCTTCAGGACGAGTACCCTCTTTCATTTGTTTTCGTTCTTGTAATTTGAACTGTGTATTATGTAATGCGTTCGGATTCGCTTTTAGTTCATCTAATGGAATCGCATGTGTTGGCGGATGATAACAACTGTGTGTTCTTCCTTGCGGCAAGTGTAAACTTACCTGAAGCCATTTCGCCATGCACATAGACGGTGACAATGCATTTAAATTGTCTCGTGTGACAACAGCATCATCGTCATAATTAGACATTTAGTGTCCACTCCACCCTGTTGTCTTCTCTGTTGCTAGTGGATTTTCAACTCTAGGAGGATTTATATAATTAGTCTTCCAAAATCTTCCTACTTCTGGTGTAGGGTCGCATATTTCCATATCTATCTTATCAATAAGAATATCTCCTATTCGCAAACACTCATCATATAACTTATCATAGTCCCACTCAACGCCAGTTCGACTACACTTCTCTTCACCACCAGCAACGATAGGTAATACTTCTTCTTCAAAATATGACTTGAACCAGTCAAACGATGAGATGTTCTCTAATTTGTAGTCATCTACAAAGTTCACATCATAACACCCAAGTCTTGCTCCGTAACAGGCCCAGATACCATTCTCTACATCTGCACCAACGCTACACCATATTGTTAGTCTTTGATAATTTTTATGCCATATTCTCTTTTTAAAGTCTTCTACTGGTACTTTTTTACCTTCATCTAGTGACATCTTAACACCTTCACGATATCCTGCTCTAAATGCCTGAAATGGTGAACCCGCATTAAACACTTCTGAATAGATATTGTTCATTTGGATGTAGTTCAAGTCCCAACAGAAGTCTACTTTCTTTGTTTCGTCTTCTGCGTTCTCGTGTGTTTTCATCTCTAACACTAAATCTACTGGCCAACATTTAATGCCACCATTTCCGTAAACTAGTCCATTAACTGAATTCTTAGCACTCCAACTTATAATTGATACTGCTAAGTCTGTGTCGTCTGGAATTGATATTGCTAAATCAAAAAAACTTTCATCAACAATGTTATCGCCATCAATAGTAATAAATCTGTCAGTTTCACTTTGTCTTGCACATTCTTTATGTGCGTTATCAAATCCTTTTACTCCATCTACTCTTTTAGCAAATGGGAACTTCATCATTAGATTCGCCCAATGTTCCTCTTTTGCTGGTTCGTCATAACTGATATAGAATACATCTAAGTCACCAAGAATTATTTCTGTTTTCATATTTTTCTCCACGAATACTTATCAAAATACTTCTGCGTATACACGCTTATACTGTATTTATTATCTACAAACTTAATGCGTTTTCCAGTAGATAATAGTTCAGAAAATGGTATTTCTACTATTTTGATTAAGAACTCTGGACGGTCCTTATAAGTTATAAAGAATACATGGTCAGTCTTCCCAGCAACTGTTACTAATTGATTTGCGTCAATTCCAATAGTTTTCTTTAGTTTTTCATTGGCCTCGAACACTAGTTCATTCTCTTCTAAAGAAACAAAGATATCAGCATCTTCTGTTTCTAGTACCTTATGTAACTGATTGTCTTTGTTTCTTCTTTTAATATCGACTGTCGATTTTACAATTTCATATACAAGAGGATTATCTGTTCTGCTTACTATATAGTCTGAGAATTTATAACTACCATTAAGAAAAGGCTCAATGTCTTTAATCTCAAACCAAGCAAATAAGTCTTTAGTATCTTGTATCTGGTTAGTTATTTGTGAAATCTTGTTGAACCCATCAAAATAAACAGCACGACATGTATCAGTTTTGTTTATAAGACTTATCATGTTAATGCATCCTCGAGTTGTTTAATCTTATTCTCGTCCATCCAATTCTTCTCTACATAATGTACAGGCAATGTTTGAGTGAAATTACCAATCTTAACTTGTAAATCATCTCCCAACTCACTTGTTATACTTTTTGTCCAATCACTGTCTATTTGATTTGACGGCACATTCTGTATCATACTTTTCATATGAACAAAAGTAGGAACATCTTTAATATCGTAATCACATGTTTCTGCTTCAATATCTAACAGTTGAATGGCTAATGCGTATGCTACATCGGCACTCATCCAATTCTGTCCTACACCCTTAAGAAACTTATCAAAGTATACATTCCAATGAGTCATAACCAATTCAACCATTCTAAAGAATTCAAAAGTTAGTTCTGATTTCTTAAAGTATGTGAAGTTGCTATATACGTTTGGTAGATTTAATTGAGTGAACTTCTTTCGATAATAGTCGCTTGTTACATCTTCGTTGCGAAATGTTTTAACATTTGTGCAACACCAAACATCTTTCTTAGCAAGATAATCCCACCAATAGTCTACGCTCTCAGTGAATATCATATCACTATCAAGTATAATAGTTTCATCATAAGGAGTCATATGTGGATATTTCCACTTGTTGTGTATCTTCCACTTATCTCCTTTGGCGTCATCATTCCAAGGAATATCAACTATAGAGTCAAATACTTTTTTGTGTTTGGCAGTTATTAGTTTCTTTGTTTCTTCATCTACACATACACATAGATTGCTATTCTCTTGTGTTGCTTTTAAACTGAGAGCAAGAGCATACGACATTTCTAAGTAATCAATGTCTCCACTATTCTGGGCAATAGTTATATATCCTTTGCTCATACTTTTTCTCCGTTTGCTAACAGGTCATTAATGCATCTTGCGATTGCTTTCTTATTCATAATATGTATGTCCACATTTTTAAACCTTGATAGTAGATGATTTGTAATTCTTTCAGCGTCAGCACAATACATAATAATATCATTATGCGAGTTGACTCTGTAAATATCATCAAGGTCAAAACTGTTATTCAGATAATTAAATGGTAATGATGGTACATCAAATGCAACACTTCCATTTAGTATATGTAATGCCATTGAAAACGCAAAGTCATTTCTGAATAGATTACCACTGCAATTATATAGGTAATAGTAATACTTATAATTATATTTTATGTGACTTATGAGAGTGAATAGATTTTCGGCAAAATCAGATTTTTTAAAATAAAAAACTGTTGCCCAATACATAGGAATACTAAAGTTATCAAGGTATTCTATGTTCTCTTTATGACGTTCTGATACATCTCTGTATTTACAGTTAATCATCACATCGTTTTCACTATCCCATACTTGGTCTAAGACATTATTCATAATGAAATAGTCAGCATCTATAACCAATGTTTCGTCATACGGAGAGAGTTCATAGACCTCACTTCTACCCATATTCTTAAATGATGCGTACTCAGTTATATGGGTGGTATCTTTGAACAATCGTATATTGTCTGGTTGAAAACTATCACTAATAATTACGTTATCGAAATACTTGTTAATTAGTTTCTTATTTGATTTTAAAGTCTCAGTATTAGTTATTAGACATATCTCGTCAAATAACGAAAGATTCTTTCTGGCATAACCAGCACATGCACATGCCTGCTCGGCATAGTTGACGTACTCGTTATTCTGAGCAAATATTATAATACCCTTACTCATATTAAATTTCTAATACTTTTTCTATTTTACGAGAACTTCTTAATTTTTGGTATTCGTTATAATAGTCATTCACTACTTCGAAGTACAAACTAGAGATATCATCAAGGAACTTTTCAGTATCTTCGATACGAACAGGTATGTCGTTTTTATCTAGTAGTGTTATCTCTGTTTTGCCATTTGAAACAACAAAATTCATAAAAGATATGAGTGATTGGTCAACTGTGAATGAGCCACCAGCAGTACTATAACTTAGTAAGTTCTGTGTTTTGACTTTTAGATTGTTTTTGTTTAGATTGAAAGTCTTCATTGTATTAGAAAAGTCTAATGCTTTCTCTAATCTTTCCAAGTCCTTCTCTGATGCTACATCTTTAATACTCTCGGCCATAAATTTATTCTCCTATATTACTACTAATAATACAGTAAAATCAACCAAAAGTCAAGTCTTAAAGTTCAGAAATATGGGAATAACTTGGGGATGTAAGTGTTACACCATCTGGAGTATCTTCAGTTATTAGTTCATCAATTGTTACAGTTAATGAACCAGCAACATAATCTGTTCCTATCCATGTTCCAGAATATGAACCATTTGTCCAATTATCACCCGAAACTACATATGATGCAATGCCCGTTCCAGTTCCAGGTCCAGTTGCTGTAAATCTAGTAGCAGTAGTGGTTGCTGTGCCTGTTGCTACGTAATCAGCAGTTCCTAAATTCTGTAATGTTCCTTCACCAGTACTTCCATCGGATAGTCCGGTTCCAGTTGCTGTAAATACTGTATTAAGATTATTATCAGCCGCTCCAATTGTAGTGAAGTCTAATGTTCCTGTTACTGTAATCTTGTAAGTCTTGCCGACTACGAATGTTCCACTTCTGAATACAGTCTCAGTCTGACCAGTGGCAGTAAAAGTTGTACCTATATTGTTATCTGCTGAACCTAATGTTGTAAAGTCTGTGCTACCAACTGCTGTTATTGTATAATCTTTTCCAATAACAAGTTCACTGCTTAAAGTCTCAGCGTTTCCAGTTGCAGTTGCTATGAACGTTCTGTTTATTGCATTATCTACAGCACCCAAAGACACCCAATCGACTGGATTAGTGGCGTCAGTATTAGATGTAATAACATATTCATCACCAACTACTAATGCAGTGTGTGCCACAACAGTACCACCCGTATGGTTGTCTGTCGCACCGATTGATGTAAAGTCAGTTGTTCCTGCGTTAACGATGGTGTACTCGGTCCCAATCACAAAGTTGCCTGCAACCAAAGTAGACTCGTGTAATTCATTAAACCATATTCTAATATCTATGTCGTAATTATTTGAAAGTTTTGCTTCAACGAATAATTGGTTGTCTGAATAATCACCAGTTCCACCTTTTTTGTATATTTGTTGATAATTTGTGTTTAGACTACTAAATCCTGGTCCCTCGAATCCTACACCTGTAGATGCTTCTGTTATAGAATGTCTTATTTTGATAACGCCAATACTATCTAAGAGTGTTTTCCAATCTAAACTTTGTGCATGAGATACATCAATACTAGAAAGAATTGTGTCAATTCTAATTTCACCACCAGTATTGAAAAAATGTCTACGAGCATCTGCGTCTATAAAGAGAACTCTTGTTTCGTAATATATTTGTTCGTTACTTGTCCAATAAGGAGTACCCGGAGTTCCTGATGGGTCGTAATATGTCTTGTTAGTGGATTTTTGGTTTGCGTTTACAGTCATGTATGCTACATCACTGTTTAGTTTGTTTCCTACTATGTTTGCTATATCAGTTGTTATAGTAGGAATAATTGATAGAATATCGTCTGATGGCCAACTAGCATCTGTTGTACTAGTTGGCGAATATAAGTTTGTGCCTTGATGTTTGCCTGCATATAGCATCGCGGTTAAAAGTTCATCCCACAATGGTGTTGTTACTTGCTCATTTGCTTCAGCAACAACGAGATGATTTTGACCGTATCCCGAATTACCAACGCCTATGCCTACAATATTATTAATATCTCCTACAAAAGAGTTAAAATTCGCCACCAATATTGCATTGTTTTGGTGATTTTTTGTTAAATAATAACTCTGTGGCATATTACATCTTCCACAATTTAAAAATTACAGGCTATCAGTAACAGTTGCAGTTGGGTTTGTTAAGTTAACTGAACCAGATGCATTTGTTAATTTCTTTGATGCGATTGTAACTGTTGATGTTCCTGGAACAGTATCATAACCTGACCATGACCATGCACCACCATAACCAGAGCCACTGCCTGAACGGGCAACGTGAGCATCTGCTAAGTCAATCTGAATGTAAAGGTCTGCACCACCATTGCCTGTCTTTGCTGAAACTTGAATATAGTTAGCACTATAATCAGAGTTATCTGCAAATTCTTTCTTATGAACAACATAAGAAGTTGATATACTGTTGTGCTTATATCTTGTACGTGCATCAACTGAACTTGAATCTTCTGGTCTTACTGAGTAAGTAAAAGTTCCTAGTTCACCACATAATTGATTCCATGAACTACCTTGGTCTTCGCCACCTGTAGCACTATGTGATGCTGTAACTCTAAGTTCGCCGCCTGCGGTAAACCAAGCATTCAAATTGGCCGCTGAACCAAATTCAAATTTAACAATTTGAGTTCTAGTTCCGTTCCAGTTTGATGCTGTTTCGCTTGTTTCGTTCTGTACGCTTGTGTCCCAGTCTGTGTAAGACCAAGGAGAATCAAAGCGTGTTTCAATATCAGAGATGAATGATGATATTTTTGAACCGTAATCAGTCCAAGTTATTGTATCACCAACATCGACTGCTGTGAATGGATTTGATATGTTGTAATAATTACTAATCTTCGCCGCCGCACTGTGTAGTGAATCATGGTACGCATCATCAATAGTATCACCAGTTGATGGATTTGCTGTTATCGTATGTGATTGGTTATAACCACCATGCACACCTGTGCCGTTTAAGATAGTATCCATAGCACTTCTTAGACTGTTTAAGTCTGTATTTGTAATTGTTGAGCCTGAAGCCATTGTTATACTCCTAAAATTTAACTAATTTGAATTGTAACTGTGTAATCAATTACAATTGTTCTATTTGCCGCAAGTAACACGGGATGGAAAGTTACATGCGTCATCATTAATGTTTTTGTTTTGTCCAGGGCACTACTGTTCGTCACACCCGAGAGAAGTCCGATTTCATCAAATGTAAAAGCATCTGCTTGTGTCTCTGTTGCAGAACTATCACTTGTTGGAATCGCTACTCCTACAGCAGTTGCATAATCTGTGTGACTTACGTTTACACTAAATTTTACTTTTGCTGTGTTGTTTGGTACTAATTCTCCAGCCCCCATGTCCTCTCCTGGAAAATAGACAGTATTAACTGTTTCCTGTTCGTATGTAGGAACATACAATGAAGCATTGCTCGCCGTTATTGCTAGTTGGTCATACGTTGGGTAGACTCTTGGAGAACGATACGAAAGAGTAGAAGTTGAGGTACTTCCACCAGTGCCAAATTGCATCCAATTAATATGTGGGGCACTGCCACTAGCATTTACGCTTGTTGCTTTACCTGCCATAGCCGAAGCCATGACATATGCCATATTTCCTGGATGAATTGCATTTTTCTTTTGCACAAGCACATCACCACTCTCTTTATCATAGATTTTGAGCGTACCGACTACTTGAGATTTTATTACGTCTTTAAACATGTTATATCCGTCTCTTAGATTATATCTTATATTTATCTACTATTGTATTTATACATTTATGCAAATACTTCTGTTCTACTAAAATTATTTCTGGTCTTGTAAGACTAATGCTAGTGGCGTTTCAAGCACAAATACTCTATCATTTTGTGAAAAATTGTGTCCTACTGTTGTATATAATGCTCTTTCTACAATATTTAATTCACCGCCAGTGTTTTTATCATACATCATAAACTCTACATTTTCTGGATTACTAACACTTTGTACAGCAATCAGTTTCTTGTTCTTCTTTGAGGCACTTAATTCTTCTGCCTTTGCTGTTCCTTGTAATCCGGTATACTTAAATCGTCCTCTAGCCGTGCCTGTTCCTGTGCCGACGCCTGTTGCTGTAAATACTGTACCAACATTACTATCGGTTGCTCCAATTAGTGTGAAGTCTGTTGTTCCGACTGATACAATAGTATACTCTCTTCCAATGACAAATGAACCAGAGTTAATTGTCCAAGTATCTGCTAATGTTCCCCAATCTTTAATAGGAACATTATAGCCCCTACCATAAACATCATACACATAAAACTCTGTTTTGTCAAGAGTAAACCCAGTTAAGTCGCCATCAGTTGCATGTATGTCTGCATCGTTACTTCCGTCTTTGTAATCTTGGAGTATAACAACAGACGATTCAACTGCTCTAGCATCAACTTGACCCGTATCAATTCCACCCTCAACTGTAGTTGCAGTAGTTCGGTTTCTTAAAAAATCACCTGCTTCTAAATCGCCATGACTGCCAATATCTTTGTCTGTAGTATTTGTTGGCGTATTTCCTGTTGTGCCACCATCAAAGACTTCGCCCTGTTTCTTATATCTACTTGCTTTACCGAAGTCTAAGGTAAGATTCAAATTCTCATCAATAGTTGTTGATACGATTGCTGTGTCTGAGGTTTTATTTAATCGTTTTACTTCTCGTATCTTTGTGTGATATGGTTTTGTTTCTCTGATATATTCTAATATGTCAGTCTCACCGTCTCTCTGATACACTGCGTGTTGCTTTAATTCTCTGCTATGTAAGTTTAGGTCAAAATAACTTGTTTTAAATAACCAATCAGGATAAGATTTTTCTGTATAAAGATAATCAATCATTCTATAGAATATATTATTGATAAATGATGTTTCAGAATGATTTCTAATTAGGTTCATTAATTCTTGTATTTGGACTCCTACTGCGTTCTTATAATATTCTTCAACCACTGTGCCGTTGCCTGTTCCTGTGCCAGTTGCCGTGAAGGTCTCACCAACGGAATTTGCGCCAGCACCTATCAAAGTGAAATCAGTTGTGCCAACTGATAGTATTTCGTACTGTTCACCAATGACAAAGTTTCCGCCTGTCTTTGTTTCTGGATATGTTATAGATGAAAGTTCTATATTCAACGAACTTTTGCTTCTATTAACTAGTTGAAGTCTGTTATCTATTTCAAAGTAATATTCGTCATGTGTTGGTAGTTTCAACTTAAATGATTTTATTCCATTTTGATATTGCCCAATCATATCAAACTCTCTAGTAGTTGATAGGTAAGAGAAAGTTTTGATAGTTTTGTAATTGTCATCTATATACCAGTCACCAAGACTAAAGATAAAGTCATCTGTGTCTATATATTGTGCATGATTTGAATACTTAGTTTGTAGTAATTCTTTACTCATTACCGCATTAATAATCGATGCGAAGTTTTCTCTTGCCTTGTGTTCAATTGTGAACCAATTATTATCTGTCTTTGATATCTTATACACTCGCAATACATCACCAACAGTCATTTTGTGATTTTGACTTATTTTTAGAGTAGAGCCTTCAATAGTTAGATAACTTGATTTTACTGTCTTGTTGTCATGTGTGACCACAATGTCGTTTATAGTTAAACCGGATATAAACTGATTGCCGTTAGCATCAACTGGTGTTACAACTGCGAAGTTAATATCTTCCAAGTCTGATGTCGTAAACTTTGTAGCATATGTAGACTTGAATCTACATTTATCATCAGATAAAAGATTTTCAATAGTAATACCAGAGATGGAGTCAGTCATGTCATCCAACACTACCGGATTAACCGGAGTATCGTTGTCTTCTATAAGTAGTTGCCAATCTGATGTTTCTTTTACAATTCCGGTTGTTACTTGATATTCTAATGATGTGGTTATTTTACTACTGTCATATGATTTAGAATGATTAGTAATAATCGCACTAGTTTTACCTACTGGCAAGAATCTATTTTTAGGAGCGGAAGAGGCAAGTAGCATTGCAAGATTCTTAGCATCAGAGTCTGTAGATGACCAGAAGAAATAGTCAGTTATTTCTTTGCCAGCATCAGTATCATAGTATGTCTTTGTGTTATATGCAGTTGTTGCCACTGGTAATGTTCGAGACTTTGTCCATTTACGTATTATTATATTAGAACTATCTACTGTTTTGCCCCAATATTTCCTCACAAAATCGACATCTAAGTTTCCATTAGCATCGCCATAGTCGTTATAACGATAAAAACGTGCGTCTTCTGTGTCCCACCATATAGTATCTAACTTCTCGTCTAACCACAAGTCGTTGCTTGTAGTTGTATCATATTTTGCAGGGTCAGTCCACATGATGTAATCTAATTTTGAAACAATTTGTCCTGGCATCTTTAAGTTAAGTGGGTCATATAGTTGATGGTTTATAAAGTTCTCACCATCTTGTACTATTAGTCTTTTAGTCAGGTCAGTATCAATAACTGTGGCTTTTCTGGCATGAATTGATGTACCAGTCGCCGGACTATAACTCAACACTGCCCAACCGGCAGTACTGTAATTGTCTATCCATAATTTACTTGCACTATTCAGTCCAAGTGCTGTTTCAAATTCTAAGCGTGACGAGCCGTTAAATCCAGGAGTATATCTCACTGATTTCCATTGCATCGCTTTAAAGTTAGCACTTGACGTTACATTAGAGTATGTCAAAACTAGACCAACTCTAGTTAACATTGATGAAGAAGTTCCCGAGAATGACATTTGTACTGAGTCTGAAGTAAATATCATTCTTCCGTCACTCGACAATCCAACCACGAGGTCTGATGCCGCAGTGATTTGACTTGCGAATTCTAATGCAGAAGGACTTGATGAAGTTGCGTTACTGTATGTTCCCGCTGTTATTCCTAAATCACTAAGAGGATTTCCAGAAATATTAGATGTAACGATACTCTTTTCTGTGCTTGTTATTTTTACTTGTCTATCAGACTTGACTGCTTCAACAGTTGAGCCTTGAAATACTTGATTATTTAAATCAACAATAATATTATCTGTGGCATCAACAGCGACCATTGGGTTGCCAGTTTCTGGACCAGGTCCTGGGTGTGCTGTTGTTGTTGTATATCCTAATCTGCTCATAGCACCAGAAGTCACTTCAACGATATCTAAGTTATGATTTGTACTTGTTATTTTAATCGTGCCAGATATAACTTGTGCTGAGACTCCAGAAACACCAATTGCATTTATTTGTGCAGTAACACTATCTAATGTTGGTGGCGAATTCGTTTCATATGTACCTGCTGTGATTCCCAACTCGGCTAATGCAGTTCCAGAAATTACCATTTGACTTCCTGAACTTGCTATAGTCATGCGATTGTCTGCGCCAACTGTAGCAGTAATGTCAGTTATTGTAGTTAAGTCTGTCGCTAAGTTATCTAGTTTCGAATCCGTGTAAGCATTTGTTGTTGATAGTCCTAAATCAATCAATGAACCACCTGTCATGGTTAGTTGCGGAACTGATGTTGTCAGAACCAATTGATTTGACGAAGCAGATGCTACAACATTGCCTGTTCCTGAATTAATCGCATTTACAATTGCAGTTAAATCATCGCCGCTTGTCAGTGTAACCGTATCGCCATTAATTGTCAGTGGCTTTGTCGATGACATAACTGGAGAAGAAACTGTTCCAGTAACAGTTAAATCTTCAATTGTCTTTGTTGTTCCATCAATTACTACTGTGTTGTTTGTTGTAAGTGCCGAACTTCTTGTTGCTGTTGTTGTTTTTGATATGTTTTCTGTATTACTATAGTCTATAGTCAGTGATGTATCATCAATTTTTATTTCGTCACCATAAGTAGAACTAAAGGCACCTATTGTTTTTGCAACAGTTCCAGTGAACGTAACTGTTGTGCTTGTTCCATTTTCAACTGTACCGCCAGAATTATAAACAACAAAACTTGCTTGTTCATCTTCGGTCACAATTGGGTTGGCAACTGTACCAAGAATTGTAATTCCCGAACTAGTTAATCCAGTTGCTGTATAAGTGAACTCTGTGCCATCAATTGTTATTGTCTCATTGTCAGTGAATTCTGGGTTACTTACCGAACCAATTGCTTCTACACCAGAGTTTGAACTAGTTGGAACGAACACACTATTTGAAGTTGTGGAATCTATCTCAACAGTTAAGGGTTCAAAATCTTCTTCAAATACTAGATACTCATGTACTATTGTTCCATTTACTGATTTTGTTCCATTAGAAGATAGTAAATAATATCCTGATATAGTTGGAGTTATCTCGTCAGCAGATATTTTTATATAAATTGGCTTAGAAGCAGATTCATCATCAATTTCAGAAGCAGTACCAATATATAATTGATTATCTGATGTTTCGCCAATATAACTTAATTCGGCAACTTCACTAAGACGTACAACATCCCATTCTCTGTCTGTGTCTGCTTGTATCCATGCGGTGTCACCTTCGTATAAAGAAGTCTCTGTCAAGGAAGTCAGTGAATCGTATGTGCTTGTAGTGTAACTGACATCAGATTCATTCACATATCCCGTTGTTTTAATTGCTATATTATTTTCTTTTGTAACGGGTAATAGTTCTTTAGTTGTATCTTGGTATTCTATTAAAAATGGGTCTTGAATCATGTCGTCAACTAATACTTCTTTGGTCATTGTAAATTTCGAAGACTGATGACCATACTCACTTAGTTTAATTGCCCAGATGTCAGATTGTGTGATGTTTTCAAAATCACTGTTGTTGTTAATTATCTTATCGATGCTTGAAACTGTTCCTTTGTGTGACAAGAAACCTTTATAAAATTCTAGTTGAGATTCTCTTTCAACACCGTGATTTGTTAGATAGTCTCTTGTTGTATATCCATATTGGTTTGATTTCAACTTATTGACAATTGATAAACTTTGGTCAACTAATGTATCTCTGTAACTATTAGTTTCAGCAATCATTGTATCGAAGTTAGGTAACAACTTATTATCATATACTATGAAACCATCAACTGACATCGTCCCGTCCCAATCGATTGTTCGGTTACAATCAACTTGTACTCTAAGATTTCTATTATGACTATGAGGGTCGTATATGACATCTCCATAACTATCAGTTCTGTCAACAACGAATGCGTGTTCGATATCTCTTATATCCATCTTCATTCCATAGATAGGAACGTTGCTTGTGAATGTTAGTTTAGAACCGTCTGTGTGAAAATTAACTTCAGAATTTGGTATAAGTCTGCCAGATGCGTCTACTATACGATAATAATTCTTAAATGTTTCTGTTGCTACACTGGCTACACCATAATCTGTATTAAAATTGCCGCCAGTCAATAATGGTGTCAGAGTGATAAAATCACCAACCGAATTATTTTCTGATTGCCATTCTAAGAATTTGTATAATAGATTTTCCCAATCTACGGGCTCAGCAAACTCATTTGAATCTGTGAATTCCCATCCTACTAATTTAAGATAATGTTCATATCCCATTATTAGATGTGCAACTTCATCTACTGTTTCTAAGATATCTCCATAATTATAATTCTTTACAGTATCATCTACCAAGTCTTGGTAACCCATTGCTTGAATTTTGTTTGTTGTTGGCCATTCTGCTACTGGTTTCCAATCTTTAATATTATCATCAAAGTCAGTAGATGATGTATGGCTGGTAAGACAAACATAAGGAATATCATTCCATAATGTATATGAATCCATTCTGTAATACTCGCCTGATTGCCATGATTTTAATGTGAGTTTATCACCGGCAGTTGAGAATGCTTTTTCTCCACTTGCTTTATCCCAACCCATTGAGTAAAATACTGGATTTAGTTCATCATATCCGTGAACTCTAAATCCAAACTTGTCAATCTTAGGCTGTGAAATTAGTGTCCATCTACTGTAATCAAAAACGATTACGTTAGGGTCTGCTTTTTCTTTTGCTGAAGCCTCAGTTATTTTTCTTTTATAATACTTACTGTCATTTGGATTTAAAACAATCGTGCCGGCTACATAATTGCTCTCTTTGGCAGTTTGTAATGAATACTCTGGATGCTTAGTAGCGGTTGATACTTTTTCTAATACGATAGCACTAAAGAATTCGCTTCTATTTGGCACACCAGCATGAACAAACAAGTCAAAGTTGTCTTCTGGTAATTCAGTGAATCTACTATTTGATAATGCGTTATTTTCTGTCTGCAATTTAAAGTTATTAACAAATCCACCTAACTTTGAGCCCAATTTAAATGAATAGTTTTCTTTTTCTTTGATTGTTGTTTTATTGTCAATGCCTTCATTCTTATTAGAATACTCAATAATATCTGCTAATTCATTTTTATATTTGTGTATAATCTCAAATGGATTTGTCAACAGCATTAATAGAAATTCTGCAAATACATATTCACTGCTACGAGTCCATGCGAGTTCAACTGGAGAATTATCACCAAATTCCCACGCTTGTTTCATTAACTCTATATCGTCATATGTAAATGTGACACCGCCAAAGAATAAATCTTCTGGTGGTTTTAATTTTCCAACATCTGCAGGTGTCGGAGCATCGGCATCGCCCCAAACTGGAACTGGACAAGTTAAAGAATTAGTTGATATTAATAAATTCCAAAATGCAACTGTGGTGTAATCTGTGCCATACGTAGAATCAAAATCTACTGGCTTCTGTGATAATTTGATTGCTTTCCATGGTTCCAGCAAAGGTCTGTCTGTGCCATAAGCACGAATTAGTTGGCCTCTCCAGTTACCACTGGCTGTTTCATCTTTTGCTCTATAGTTCCATGTTTTAAAATCAGAGGCATCGTGTGCATCATTAGTCAAATTATCGATACTATTCCTCGACATCCACTTTTTAAAGAATGGATACATAATGTATTTCTTTTCAGCATTAGAATAATCATTTGTAGATGTTCCAAATAGACCATAATTCATACTGTCTATCGTAGAATTTGTATTATCTGATAGATTATTAAATACTAAAGTTTCGAATATAAATAAAATTTTATCTATTCTGTTTGTTTCAGGTCCATTACCTTGACCGTAATCAACTAACGGATATGCTGGTATCAATGAACCATCATGTCCTTTAATAAAATTGACGTCCGTTTCATATTCCGTATCTGTGATAATCTCTGGAATATGTGCTGGTGCGATTCCCAATGAAGTTGCACTTGGTGGGATATAATTCTCTTTAATGTTAATATAATGTCTAACAGTTATTGTGTCACTAGATGACCTGTCTGTTGTAAAGATTATCTCTGTTGCACCAGATGATAATGTATAGTCTACGTTAAGTCGTTGAACAACATCATTTAGAATTATAACAACATCTTTGTCATATAGTATAGAATCTCTAAATGTAGGCATTACCTGCTCAGTCGCACCATCGATAACATTTACATCAAGTTGCTGATAATGAGAATGATTCTCACCAAAGTTTATCATTGTGCTGTCTCTAAAAATGCTTACACTTGAGTGTTTTCCTAAAGATATGGTGTCGATTGCATCTTCTAAAACTTGCAAGTCTGTTTTAGTATCACTGGCACTGTTTGACAATTTGTCTATAATTGTCGTTAATAGTTTATTCTTGTATCCGTTGTAAGAGTTTGATAAAAATTCTGTTGCTTTTATTGGATTATAATCTTCTCTTGTTAACGCAAAGTATGCCTCTTTAATATCTATAGAGTTAATAACTAAAATACTTCCCTTGTCGGCATGTCTTAGTTTCTCAATTGTATCACCGATATTTCTGTAGTTATTTGAAGCGTTAGCATCTCCAGTTAATCCGCTCGTGGTCTCAATTATACGAGACATATGCTCATGCATTGTAGAGTAAACCAACTCTACATTAACATACGAATTATTATCAATATTGTATTCTAATGAAGGATTGATTTTTTGAAACACTGTATCGCCGTCATAAACAACAGCAGTAGAAGTACAATAATCAACATATATATTTCCAGCAACCTCACTTGTTAGTGTGATTTTCTTTGACACTGTGTCAAATGTGTAGTTTCCTATTTGCTTTTTGCCATCTACATATAAATCAATTGAATTGAAATTTTTAGGAGACTGAAGAAGTTCAATCTCTGAAACTGTAATTTTGTCGCCAACTTCTTGTCTTAGGTTTCTATAATCAAAAGTAGTAGAGACCATCAATTGTTTATAAGTAGTAATACTTGGATTTTCCCACTTATAGGTTGATGTTTCTAATAAGTCAATGTTGAATACCATCTCACTGTAATAATCACCCGCTTTTAACTTAGGTTTGAATCCTAGTTCAGCGTCTGTTACATAATTGTCACCAACTACATAGTGAAATATTTTTATGTCAGAAAGTTGAGTTGTTCCTGTATCATCATATGATTTAAATGTTGGCAGTTCCCACGTTACATCACTTAAAGATTTATCAGCACTTGAAGTGCTAAGTTCTATGTGTTGGTCAAATTCTATGATTGGACGAGATGCCTGTACTATCAACTCGAAGTTTGAATCATCAATATATGCCTTGATATCATCATAATGGAACCAACTGTTATTTTTTGACCACCAGTTATCTGTGCCGTGTGGCATATCTGTACTATTGTTGATTGTAACGTAATGTTTGTTGTCTGAGCCAGCAAAGATTTCAGCACGAAATGATGATGGAACCCAGTAGTACATACTAAAGTTAACAAATTTATCTAAATCTATTGGCAACGCAACAGTTCTTAATGTGTTATTGCTATTAAATAATCTTCTGTGGTCGTTTGTGAGCGACCCTTTATTATATAGAGCGTTAATTAAATCATCATAAAATACATTATCAGTTGCATTTCTGTTTGAGAACGTTGGTTCTAACCCGTAATTATCTCTTGCATATGATTGTGGCGGAAAAGAAAGATATATATCACTACTTTTAAATATTCCTTTTTCTTTTCTACCAACAAACGCTTTTGTTTTCTCCATTTCACCAACAGAAAACGCACGGTCAAGAGTTGACTCAAATATTGTTTCTAACTCGCGGTTCTTTAAGTGTCCTGGTAAAAAGTCATAAATCTTCTTTGCCATCTTTATTCGCCTTGTAATTCAGATTGTGATAATTGTGTAATTATTTTTACATCATTTGATGTTGTGACTGCCATGAACACTTCGTTTAAGGCACAAGAGATACTCAATAGGTTTGTAAATTCATTTGAAGAATATTTAGGTGTAATCACTACACTCGAAATATAATCTCCTAGTTCCTTATGTAAGTAAGCCGCTAGTTCCGAGAAGTAGAACGTGTCTCCAAAATCCCAGTTATCAATTTTAAAATATTCATTCACTTTTGTAGATACTGCGGTTTTTATTTCACTATCAGTATATCCGACGCCCAACTTCTTAATCACCTTGAATACTGCTTGGTTCTCTGACATAGCATATGAACCAAATAAGTACTTAAATTCTACTGGGATATAAGCAACATGGTCTGCAATGGCTGCCTTAGGCTCAATTGTATTCATCAATTTTTTCAATTCATAATTGTTCGGCGGAACTGGAGTAGAAGTTGTGAAATCGTTTGCTATCCATTTTTCTACATTTCTAACATAATCAGAACTCAACACATACATATCAACGATGTTACTTGTGCTAGGATTGATTCTCTTGTTTATATCAGCATAATGGTCCCATCTAAAACTTGTAAAGTCATCTTCAGCAAATGATATTCCTTCTTTTACTGCATATGCAGTCCCATCATGGACAATAGTTTCTCCGCTACCACTAAAGTTTAAAGAGTCTGACCAAATTCCAGCGATTCGTTTGTACCACTTTGGAGGACTTTCAGTAGTGTTGTACCACAGTCCAGCAGTCAATGGAACTGAATTATCTGGAACTGGTGGAGTAGTAACACCAACTTGTGGTGCGGCAAATGCGTACTTTGATGCTCTATCATAATCTACTGTGCCTACTCTATAACTTTCAGTCACTAGTTTCTTTCCAGAAGTAATAGTGAATACTTCGTATGGATTTCCGCCTGTGCTTCCTGAAAACAATTTAACTTTAGTGTTATCTTTATATCCAGCCGGAGTGTAATAGTCATCGTATACATGTGATGACAATGTTTTGTATGTCGCACCTGTTTCTTTGGCGATAATCGCTAAGTCAAACGATGAAGAAACCCTCACTGAGAAGTCAGCAATATCTGACAAGTTTGCTGGCGCTCCAACAAACACGTCAATTAGGTCGCCAACTGAAACATCGTGTGTCCAGAAAATAATCTTATATGTGTTTCCTGATGTGTTTGTTATTGTTGTGTGTTCCGCATCAATAAAACTTCCAGTTACAGTTCTAAGAAGAACGTTACTCGTTGTGAGTGTGGTAGAACTTACTAATGAAAATTCGCCATAAGCATATTGTTTGAATTTAATATCTTGGTCTAGTGTGTTTATGTTTAACTGGTTCTGATTGCCGGGTGTGCCTGGGTCTGTGTCTGCATGTTGAAATGGTAAAGTAAATGTATACTCTGTAGTTCCAGCGTCATATGATGTCACTATTCCTGTGCCACTCTGTTCAATGCCATCTCCTTCATCAATAAACGAAAATTTACTACCAGCATTACTAAAATAAGTTGTTGATGGTTTTCCTTTAAAACCGAAGGTATTTAAATCAGCCGTACTGACTGTTGCAAAACTACTATCTGCGTTAGAATGTTCTTCATCGCCAGAGTAGTTGATAGTAATGTTTGTATTTGACAAATTAGTGTCTGTTGAGGCAGTTACTGCCTGGTCTAGGCCTATTTCTGAATCTAAAGATGTTACGGTAGTCAGGTCATCAATTCTTAAAGTAAGAGTATCAATTCCATCACCTGTTAGTTGGTCTGTTGCGTCACCAATAATCTTACCTGAATCTGAAGTGGGAGAATGTATGTTTGCTGTCGCTAATGGATATTCAACTCCATCAGGCGACACAAGAGTATGTGACCACGACTGGTTGTCACCAACTGCGGGATTTGTATTAACGAAATTATATGTTTCTCTTGCACCAGTGTATTGATACACTGCCTTAAATTCTGCACCTGGGCCGGTAGTTGAGTCGGGCCAGTTAACTAAGCCTGTTATTGGTGCTTGCCCTACAGTCACTGATGAAGCAACTTCTGAATTGTCATATTCATTGGTAGTCGTGTCTGATAAGTAGTTTAGAAATATAGTGTCTCTCTGAGATAGATTCGTTTCGTTATCAACTACATTTGTGATGTTGCCATAGAAGAACTTGACTTGGTCTCTACTTTCAAATGCTACATTCTTGCCTGTGAATTCTGCTATATATTCTGATTCGTTGTCTCTAATTCCAGAAGTATAGTTAAAGACTACATGTATCTCTGATGGCGCAGAACCTGTGTGAACTTGCCATTCCCATTGTTGTGGCTTTCCGGCTACTAATGCATACTTCAATGTAAACGTTGTTTCAGAAACGCTATCTACTTTAGCCTTTATTGCGGCGACTTCATCATCTGTGAATTTTGTTCTTACACCTCTTATAATTTTTATAATAGTTCCATCTGCTGGTATCGATTTGTTTATTGTGTAATTTGCAGAATTGTCACTAAGATTTTTTCCCACCGTTACAACTGTTGCGTATGTTGTTGTTTCTCCAACGCTCAGTTGAAATGTGTCGCCTTCAAATACCGTATTACCTATCGTAGAATTTATTACCATCGAATCGCTTGATGATGCCGTAAATGATTTTGCCACTGCGACATTTATACCAACAGCACTGTGATTTTTATAGTAAAATTGATTTAACAGGCCTGGATGTTTGATTGCTTTTGTGAGTTCGTTTCTTATAAAATTATCACTTTTGCCTTGTTCTTTGTTATAACTTAAGGGAACTTTTACTACTTCGTCTTCGACAAATAAACTTCCGTCAGTGCCTGCTACACTTAAATTTGAATGATGACCTAACACGTCATCCATTTCAAAGTAACGAGAGTTTCCTGCGAATGATGTATTAACTGATTTTAATTTTCTGACAACATTAGTACCAAGTGTTAATGGGTAAACATTATAATCTTGTGCGTTTACCATTCTATCTTGTGAGTAATAACTTCTTGGTGCAATTCTACGTACACTTGCGTATGTTTCACCAGAGTAGTTTTCAGTAAAGTCTCTAGTACTTGTTAGTGTAAATGTTAATCGATATATTCGGTTATCACTGCCAGTATATGGAACTGTGATTGCTACATTATTAATATCATCTGCTTCTACAGAAAAGTTATCATTGTCTACTGTTCTGAACCATGTTCTGTATCCACCAGATGCGGCATTACCGAATACTCCATCTGGATAAGTTAATTCTATTGAATTGTTGTCAGTTGAACTAACACTTACTATATCACCAGAACCTGTTCGTAACGCATTAAATATTGCAGTTTCACGACTCTGGTTGTCTACTTTAGAAACACTTGAAAGATATGATTTATTTGAATCAACTTTCGTAACCCAAACATCACTGTTTGATATATTTACTTCAGATATCTTTTGTCTTCTATTTGAGATTACTGATGTATAATTCTTGTCTTCGTACCCCAATTGTCCAGCGACCGCATAAACAAAGAAACCTGTTCTATCACTAGAAGAACCCAAACCATCGTTTCTATTTACAAGTGTAAAGTTTTTAGAAAGATTTGGTTCATCTTCGTAAATTGTATCTGATGTCTGGTCTAAAACAACACGCACAGCCTCAAAGTTTCTAGTGGTACCTGCAATTGGTGTGTTAAATGAATAATTTATGTTTTTTGCACTTGAAGCCTCATTTATTTCATACAAAGAATAATCTATTTCATCGACTGATAACGTAGATGCTGGATTTTGAATTTTTGTATTTCCAGCGAATGAAGAGTTTAAAATACTAATAAAGTTCTCATACCAGTCAGCATTGTTGCTGTCGTTCCAATTTATAGTTTTGCCTGCTAGAGATACTCCCTCGTTGTCTAAGACATCCTCGTTTGTTGAAACGCTTGAGATTTTCATAAATCCTTTTGCGTTAATTGGTCTAGTTTTATTATAACCCAGAGATTTAGCCATTTGAAGAATGCTGGCTCTACGTTCAGCAGTGTCCATAAAGTTTTCACGGGTATTCATATCTAGTCTGAATGATAGACTGTGTCCCATGTATGCAACTAAATCTAAGATTGCGATAAATTCAGAACTTGCTACGAAGTCATTAAATTTTTCAGGATAAGTTTGTGCTGTGTAATCTAATAAGGCAGTTCGGATAGTGTCGAAGTCATATGCTTTAAGACTGATATTTGAAAATGCAGTATATACTGCTGTCCAACTTTCACTTGCGAATAGATTGTCTGTACGTTCTTGGCTCATAATTGTCTCTCTATTATTCTCTATCTAAGTCTATACTTAATTCTACGGTTTCGTTTGATGGTAGAATTTCAATTCTTAACATAGCGTTTATTGTGTGGTCCGAGTCTGTAACTTCACAACTAACATAGTTAACTCTCGGGTCATCATTTATAATATTTGTTAAATCTTCTTTAATTAAATCAGTTGTTTCTTCAGTTAATGGCTCGAATTTCATTTCATGGATAATCGACCCATAATTGGGCAACATCACACGTTCGCCTTTACGGGTCATGATATTATTCATGAGGTCTTCAATCACTAAGTCTTTGTCTTGTAACTCGTGATTTATTGCATTTATATTTTTGGTACTAAACCCTGCGAATGTTGCCATAACTTTTATTTTCTCTGTAGTTTATGTTACATGTATTTATCTCCACATAATATTCGTAGTTTTTATGTTGACTTTTGGGTTTAATAATGTTATTATACATATAAATAATAGCAATAATACCACAAGGATAACATCTAATGCCAAATTTAGTACCAATGGTCGTTGACCAATCAGCAAATGGAGAGCGTAGTTACGATATTTTCTCTCGTTTATTAAAAGAAAGAGTTATATTTTTGACTAGTGAGGTTAATGACTATCAGGCAGACTTGATTTGTGCCCAGTTATTATTCTTAGAAGCAGAGAATTCAGAAAAAGATATTCATTTCTATATCAATTCACCAGGTGGTGCAGTGACATCTGGCATGGCAATTTACGATACAATGCAGTTTATTACATCTCCAGTGTCAACTACTGTAATGGGTCAAGCATGTAGCATGGGTTCATTACTTGCTCAAGCAGGCGCTGAAGGTAAACGATATGTATTACCAAATAGTCGCACAATGATTCATCAGCCAAGTGGCGGAGCAGGTGGACAAGCAACTGATATGGAAATTCAAGTTAAAGAAATTCTTAAGATGAAAGAAAGACTTACTGGAATTTATGTATCACACAATACTGCCGGAAAGACATTTGAAGAGTTGACTGAAGCGATGGAGCGAGACAACTTTATGTCTGCTGAAGAGACTGTTGCGTTTGGACTAGCAGATAAAGTTATAGATAAGCGTTAAACACCAGGAACATAACTGAACATTTGGGCAGTTTTCATCTTTCTTTGTGCCAGTTTATCATTTACTTTGCCATTCTTTTTTATATTACTTTGAATTTCATCTGTTACTGAATACCAGTCTTTTGCATTTATAAGTTTTATGATTGGGCTATTTTCTATCGCACTTACGCCTTCATAAAAAAAGTGATATAGTAACGCATCATAATGTGGTTGTGCAATCTTTACTTTAACGAATTTCTCTAGTACATTTCCAATATTTCTTAGTTGTTTCTCTAAAATAAACCGAGAGGCACCAAGTGTTATCTTGTTTGTTGATATATCTACACGAGTGGAAGCCACAGTAATATATCCATACTCTATTTCAGTATCTGAGATATTATAATTATATCCTATTACATTATTAACAATTGTAGTAGTTGGGGTGTTATCTAGTATAATCGCATCTTTGCTCACTGATGAAAATGTTAAATCTTTCAAGTCACTAAGTTGAACCCGTATATGAGAAAGAATATAATTTGGATTTCCATTTTCGTGGTAATTTGTACCTAAAAATGTGCCAACATCTGTTATAACATTTAATGGCATTTGTATATAATTTAGCAATGAGCCTTGTCTTTTATCGTATATCATGGTTTACTCCATATTCGCTTTACCGTCATCACTTGCTTTTGATATAGCAAATTCACTAGTTGTTAATTTATTAGCATGAGGTCTAATGAATGGCTCGTGTGTTGGCATCTCAGAAACTATTGTACCTTTAAGTTTTGTTGATTCTAAGTTTTCATCGATATCTGATTTGTCAGTTAATATAATAAGTTCTGATTTTGGTGACTCCGGTCCATTTAGATGTAATAATCCCGCTGTGGTTACTCTACAATCTACACCAACATTGATATTCATCATTGCTTCACTTTGTAAAAATTGGGTGCCTTTGCTTCGTAAATGCAATTCTTTGTCTGAGTTAATTTTTGTATTACCCTCGATACTGTGTATGTTGATGTTCTCTCCTGCTTCCAGATTTATATTCTTATCTGCTCTCAAATTAAAGTCTTTCTGCGTTCTCATATTCAACGAGCCTTTCGCATATACCATAACTTCACCATTTGCTCCAATTTCTACCCATCCAGAGCCAGAACTATTGACTATGTAAATAAAGTCGTTTCCACCGTCTAACGTTACTGCCGCACCAGACGATGTTGTTATTTTTATTTGCTCAGGATGAATCGTACCATCATCTGCTACACTGCCATCATCTATAGAAATAGAACATCCACCAGAAGACTTTATTCCTGTTACTTTGGAATGTTGTGTTGTTTCGTATCCACCATCTCTACGAGAACTTGAAGTGGTTGGTCCTCTTAGTTGGTCAGAGAATGTTCCTTGATTACCGAGAATTCTATTAAATGCTGAGTTTGGTAATTCTTCTCCATCTATTTCGGCATCTCCTTCGTTGGCGACATCTTTCAAAACAGAAACGCCTTCATATGCACCTTCACCAATTCCAGAACCGTCAATATGTGGATTTCCTAAAACACCGCCAGCAACTACATCTACTGTATCTGATGCTGTCGCAAACCAATATGAGTCATCTAAGGAATTATTACCTGCAAAGAATACGAGAATTTCAGTACCAGTCTTATCAGGAACAGTAAAAACTGCTCCAGTTTTTGCATGTTTAAATATTCTAGGCCTATTGGGTGTCATACCCAGAGAAGGAATATAAGCGGCTACTCTGCCTTGTCCCATTGGGTCAATCAAAGATTCGCCAGTTGAAATGTCTGTGGTAATAACGATTGCTTTATAAATATTACCCAACTTTGCCAGAATAGGATTTGCATTAATTGACTTCTTATCATTTATATTCTGTGCTAATGTGTTGTCTGCCATAGTTTAATTTCCTTACTTATTATTTGTTTGAATCCAAATAAAATACAGTTCTTTTGCCTTCGGCTTTGTATCCATCTGGGAATATAGTAACAAAACTCGGGTCTGTCATGTCTCCGACTTCTACCGCAGGAAACAAATCTGCTATTTTTACTTTTAGTTTGTCAAAATCTGGATTTCTATAATCTTGGTTCAATGTGTCTGAATATATTTCAAAGTATTTACTAGTGTTAGGAATTGTTATGCTTTCACCAGCGGCATCTATATATGTTAAATCTCCAATATTGTTCCAATTTTTTATAGTAAAATCACCATTTTCGACATCTGTGACATTAATTAATTCGCCATGGTTTTTACTAGTTATCAACTCGTACATTTTTCTAGCCTCGTTGTATTGAGATAGTTTATCACTATTCATCATAGCCCAATCAGTTGTAACACCAGCATTGTTTATCTTATCTCTTAAACTTCCTGGCATAATAATTTCAGTTGTGTCTAGTGGCAATGCTTGTTTAATCAAAAGAGGCTGTTTGGCTACTTCTATTGTTTCGTTTGCTTCTACTACTGTAACAAACTCTTTGACTCCCTCAACTTCTAATGTTCTTACCGCAGTTGTAGTTGTGTCTGACTGATTTAAGAATTTCTGTGCTATTTCATGTTCAACATCCTCTAGTGTTTTTAAATCATCTTTTCTTTGTGAGTTATCAAAATAATAACCATCAAGATTTTTATTAAGTTCATCTGCCTCTGTTACTAAGGTATCTAATTCTGAGCCTAACTCTATATTTCGTATTGCACCCGTCAAGTCTCCTCTAATTCCAGAGTTTGTGTAATTTTCAATAGAATTTATACCATTAACATAGCCCTTAACGTCTTCCCAATCCTTTTCTAGCATACTATCTATTCTTGTTGTAGTTGAGATTTTTTTTAACATAGCATCATTCATTGCCGTTCTGGATTCTTCATCCATTGTTAGATTTTTTTCTATTAGTTCTTTATCTAACGCATCAGAACTTCTTTGATACCATTGTGCCGCTGCCGCCTCATCTATATCAGTATTTTCTAATATTGTATTAATTTCACCTGCTAACATATTAACATCATTTGCTTCGCCTATAGTTAATGTTTTTTCATTAATTTTTTTAAGTTCAAGTCTTCTCGTATCAGGATTAAATACTCTTTCGCTTGTTACTACCTCATCAACTTTTGCTTTAAACCAATGAGTATTTTTCCAGTCATTGTTTGAATTTGGATTATTGATTTGTTCAAGGTATTTCTTTTTTGTCCAGGTATATTCTGGCACACTAGATAGAACTTCTTTAACTTCTTCATTAACTAAAGATGTCGGAGTAGTTAATATATTATTACTAACAATTGCACCTTGAATCTGATTATTGACTGAGCCGTATGTTCCTGCTTTAATTTCATCTAAGATAATATTTGGAGTTCTTTCTCCTGTGTATTTTTCTACCCATGTTTCCACATCTTCTCTGTCATGTCCTGTAATATCTAATGAACCTTGTGCAACCGCAACTTGATATGCTGCCACCTCTGGCCGTGTTAATATAAAGTCTGGATTAGTAAGAGGGTCAGCAAGAACATCATTAAGATATTCTTCAACCTTGAATCTAGCGGTTGCTGTTCCATAATCTTCAGAAGATAGGCCAGGAACAGTAGCAAGTAAATTGTTTATAGACGCTCGTTGTTGGACACATGCATCGCTTCCTGGAGTTGCCTTGCATAGGTCTCCTAGTCTTTCTTGGTTAACAAGAAAATTATTAGCGGCTAGCATACGGGCAGAATTATCCGCTAGTGGATTATCGTGTCGTCCTAAAATTCCATTCGGGTTGTGTGCGTTCGCGGCAAGTGTGTCGTTCAAGTCTGCATCATCGATTTGTGTGTTTACAACTGATGCCAAAGTGTCCTTGTCAACAAGAAATTTATCAACTGAGTTACCAAGTGAATTCCAAGACCTTTTCACTTTATCTACAAATGTTTCTTCTGGTGGAAGTTCTGGAGATTCATACCTGTGTGCCTCATAATCCCATGACTTGTTTGCTTCCATATGGTTATGAAATGCCATATCTACCGCAAGTTGTTGGTCAGCAGAAAGAGGTACCTTTGTTTTTTCGCCGTCACCCAAATTGCCATATACCTCTATTTCTGTTCCACCGTTTCTAATTTTTGAACCGTCATCTGCCCATCCATCTTTGTCTCCAACCTCTTCAACTTCTTCTTCAATTGGAACATTAGGAAAAAACTCGGCTGATGGTTCTTTTACCATTGACAGAGTTTGTGTGAATATGCCATTAGAAAAATCACTTACAATTGATTTCACTGCGTATAAACTTAAAATCATACTTTCGACAATTACGTTATCATAATTATCCGTGCCTCTTGCTTTTCCGGATTCTATTACTACATATGGGAATCCATTTAACTGAGTACTGACCGGTGGGATTATAGTATTAGTTCCGCTATTTCCAAATAAATCTTTTTTCGTTTTGGCTGGCATATATCCTTCTATCCAAAATGGGTCACCCTTAATAGTCATGTCTGCATAAAACATACTCAATAGACCACTTTTTGCTTCGTAATATTTTTCTTGGGCGTTTTCAAATACATCTTTGTCCTTAGCGCCTTGGGATACGAGTTTTGCTTTATCATCTTTGTCTTTAAATATCTTTCGTTGGAATTTAATAGGATTTTGTGCTTGTGCTGTAAGAATTGTTCTGAAGTCATCATTAGACATCGTAGTAATATAGTCATCACCAAGTTCTTCTGCTAATATTATACCTTTTGTGCCTTCCTCTTCTCTAAGTCTTTTAAATAATTTCTCAGTTGCATCTTTATATCCGTCTATTTTGTCTCCTAGTACAAGAGTTGCGGCTGTATCTTGAATCTCTGTGTTTATTCGACCTTCTTCAGAACTTAGAAACTCGCTTGCCTCATCACGGGTTTCGCCTAGTTTTTTTATCTTTGTTCTTGATTCTTTGATTTGCTTATTTAATTTTGCTAAATTGTTTCTAGCCGCCAAAGCATTAAAGTCGCCAATCATCTCATAAGTCTTGTTTGGTCCTCTACCGCCTCCAAATGCCCCAGAATTTTGTGTTCCTGGTTCTGATATTTTGAAATGTGTGATTAGTTCTTCAAACGACATATCGCCAAACTTTGATTCAAAATCTTCTTCAACCTCAAACTTTGTCTTTTTTTCATCGCTAAGTCCACCTATTGCTTCGAGTATTTTATCTTTATAAGTGCCTGAGTTCGTCTTGAGTGCGTTCTTGTATTTCGTCCAGTTCTGTTCTTCAGCAACATAAGCCGCGTTTGCCTCTTTAAATGCCTCTGTTGCCGCATTAATGGCCTGGTTGTGTGCTTCGGTCCTTTTCTTGCCGTCCTCTGTGTCTTGCATGAAGTCAACATTTTTCCAAGAGTCAGTAGGTTCCAAATACACCTTTGTCAATTCTGCTTGTAATGAAATATTGAAATCTAACACTTGGTCATTATTTCCAGTGAACAGATAATCGTATTTTTTATGAACGTGTCCATCTTCAAATATTTCTACTGTATTCGATTTGTTGTTTTTTATCTTTACGAAATGGTCAGTCATATTCTGTTGAATCAGTTTTTTCTGATAATCTATGTGATATATAACCTTATATGATTGGACTCCTTTAATTGGATTAAATCCGTCTGGCTTTAATTCTAAATGAGGAGTAATTTGAAGTACTTTGGTATATCCCGGCGTATCATCAGTCAATTCTTTTCTCAAATCATCAGCGTGTAGACATATCTCCTCTATCTCCTGATATATGCTTTGTCCTGGCATCATTGTCCCAATTGGCTCAGCATTATTTTTACCCACCAAATTCATATTTTTCTGCTTTTCGGTTGATGTAAACAATGTTTTGTCCTTGTCAATTGGACTTGCTCCAAAGGCCTCTTTAAACTGGTCAGAAAGCACAATACTGTACTCGTTTTTTAACTCTTCAGCGAGGTATTGATTTTCATTTTTAATCATTTGGTTAAGAGATGTTTGAAATGCTTCGAGCGTTTCAGATAAATTGCCATCTATAAGATACTCAAAATTAAATTCCACCCTAGATATATGGCTATCCATTACGGCTTCATCCATTGCGGCTTGTCCTGTTAGGACCGTGGTTGTTCCTCTAGCATCAGTAGATGTACTTACATTGTTATAATTTCTGAGTTTGAATGGGAATACTTTTGTTTGTGGCAATTTTTCTTGTACTTTGCCATTTTCTTTATCACCTAGAAGATTTATCTTTATAAAGTATACTGCTTCTGAAATAGATTTAAATCCACACAACGCTATCGCATTTTGAATCGAATCTGCTAAACTTGTGTTTCCAACTTGAGTACACGTAAACTCAAGTTTATCTGCCGTTCCAGCAACCCTACTGTAATTTGAATTTCCAGAACCAACAGACTCTATAGATAAATTTGTTATATTAAATTCTGTAGTGTATCCTGTTTTTGCAATTGTTACATATTTCGTGTCTAAAGACGGCCACTCATCATTAACAATCTGTTTAATCATGGATGTTTCTGCTGCCTGAAATCTTGCTGTTTCGGTTTTGTCAACAACGAACCATTCTAGCGAATATGTATAACTATGATAGTCATCAAGCGGATTGGGTATAAACCCACTCTCATACTCTTTTATTAAACTTCTTAAGTTGCCTGCGTTGCCTATCATTGCTTACACCATGTTACTAATGTTGTCTATATTTGGAATTCTAATTTTAGTTCCTGCAGAAAAATCTCTAATAGGGTCAACTATATTATTAGGATTTCTGGCAGCAAATATCCACCAATACTTTGCAGTACCATACATCTCATAACTGCATAAATCCGGACGCTCATCAAACTCTGCTGGAATTGTGTATTCAATATCATATGGGTCAGGATACAAGTTTCTGAATGTGATTACATCTAATATCGTATTATCAATTATATTTGTTTTACTCCATGGGGAATTTTTCTTATACATAGCCTTGGTCCTTTAATTTTCCTGCGAGATAATCTTTAACACTGAAATTTTCTCTTATACTCTTAGGTGAATATGTAACACTTAGTGATATAACAAACGTATTCATGACTGGAACTCTTACAGTTTTATCTGAGTAGGTGTAACCTGTCTCTACATAATCTATATCTGAGTCTAGGTTCCAAGTAAAGTCACGAATAACACAAGGTACATTTTCATATATTCCGTGTGCGTTAAATCTCAATATCGGTGGTGGCTGACCAGGATTATCATCATTTGCCCATTCCATTTTCATTGTACTTCTAAGCCAAAGCGCCGCATTATTGACATATTCGGCTTCTGCTTCACTTCTTACAAGCATTGGAGCAGTGATGTTGAGGTCCATATTTGCGTGACTTTGAAACGCTCTTTGTTGAAAGTTGCTGTGGTCGAAACTATACTCGTTATAATTTGCAGTTTGAATAACCGAAATCGTAGGAGTAAACGGAAAGTTAAGTCTTGTGTTGCCCACTCCGTATTGGTTTCTTGGACCTTCAAACTCATTAGTCAAGATATTGTTAAATCTACCACTAGGGTCTTCTAAATACACTGGTTGTTTTGTATAATATGGGGTTGCCATAACATTACTCCTAAATCATTATAACAGTATTTATCGTTGTATTATATGCGAACTTTTTAAAATTTACTATTTTTTTCTATATATAGTGTATTAGCACTTGACAACCGTCAAGTTTTTATGTTATAATTGGTATTAAATTAGGAGAAATATACTATGGCAAGACGACAAAACTATTTAAATAACAAAGATATGTTGAAACAAATACATATTTCTAAGTCAAACTATTCTTGGTTCGAAGATAGAGACAAACACCACCAGCATGATATTATTCTGTATTCAACTAAAGAAATTGCTGATTCTGTGGAACAAGCAAGACAAAATAAAGCAAAACGCTTACAAAAATTGGCTTGGGATGCGAATGATGACAAGAAATTAAAGCAAGTAGATTTTGAAGTTGACCCTACTTCTTTCACCGAAGACGAAATTGTCTTTCGTGTGATGACATTCGAACATATTCCAGATGAACCTGGACGTAAAGCAAATCCTAAAACTGTCGCTGACCATAAAGTAAAATTGCCATTTCCTTCATTCAAGCACTATACATTTGTAGATGGAAAACTTAACGAAGTAGGAATATCGCATCATAATAAAGAGAAAGAATTTGATTTAAGTGCTGGTAAAATTACCGCGGTATTGGCAACGATGTATATCAAACTAGTAGAAAGATACTCTCAGAGGTCAAACTGGCGAGGATACACATACATTGACGAAATGCGTGGTCAAGCATTGCTACAATTAGCACAGATTGGATTACAGTTTAATGAAGATAAGAGTGATAATCCATTTGCTTACTACACAACAGTAGTGAATAATTCATTCACTCGTGTTCTTAACATAGAAAAGAAAAATCAAGGCATACGTGATGACTTGCTCGAAAAAGCAGGACAGGCGCCAAGTTGGACAAGACAATTGGCACACGAAATGAAATCTCAGGAGCGTTGGCAGAAAGTCGTCAAAACAAAAATTACAGACGATGCTATTCCAACAGAAACCATTAAAGAGATTTATGCCGACAATGACTAATAATCTATTCAAAAAAGCCGCATGTTTTACAGATATCCATTGGGGTATGAAGAACAATGCGAAACAACACAACGAAGATTGTTTAGATTTCGTTGATTGGTTTATCGAGGACGCCAAGAAAAGAGATTGCGAAACTTGTATATTCTTAGGAGACTGGCATCACAACAGGTCAAGTCTAAACATATCAACTATGAAATATAGTCTTGCTGGTCTACGTAGACTAAGCAAAGCATTCGAAAAAGTTTATGTTATCCTAGGCAACCACGATTTATTTTACCGTGAGACACGTGACGTAAACTCCATGGAATTTATTGATGATTTACCTAATGTAGTGCTAGTAAGAGATACACTCATAGAGGGCGATGTCGGTATTGTACCATGGTTAGTCGGT